AAAAACCTGGTGGCGATGGCGGCGGCGCTCGTCCTGCCGAAGCTGATTACAAGCGTGGGATTTGACGAGGAGGCCGTCGCGCAGGCCGCCGTCGACTGCGCCGAGGCCCTGGCCAGGGAACTGAACAAGCGCTACCCCGACTAAAAAAATGATCTCGCTCCGCCCCTACCAGCACGAGGCGCTCGAGGCGATGTGGTCCTCACTCTTCGGAGAGGACCACACGCTCTGCGTCGCGCCCACCGGATCCGGGAAGACGCGGATCCTAGCGGCGCTGGTCGAGCGCGCGCGCGGGACCAAGCCCGGGATCCGGATCGCGGTTCTCATGGGGAGGATCGACCTCGTTTCTCAGACCGAGCGCGCGTTCCGGGAGTTTTTTCCAGCCCGTGACATCGGCGTCCTGTGCGGGTCCCTCTCCCGGCGCGAGACGGACCGCCCGGTCACGCTCGTGTCGATACAGAGCGTGAAGCCCAAGGAGGCGCACCGGTACGACCTCGTCATCGTCGACGAGGTCCACCGAATGGACCAGGACGAGGGCGCGTACGTCCGGTATTTAGAAGCGTGCCGAGGGCTCAACTTCAAGGTGAAGGTCGTCGGCGTGACCGCGACCCCGTGGCGGGCGACCGGTCTGATCTACGGAAAGGACCAGCTTTTCTCGCGCGTGTGCTACCGGAAATCCCTGCCCGAGATGATCGGGCTGGGGTTCCTCTGCCGGCCGATCCTGCGCGCGGCCGACAAAACGCTCGAGCACGACGTCGCGGGGCTCAGGCTCCGGATGGGCGAGTACATGCAGGAGGACGTGGACCGTCTCGTCTCGGACCAGGACCGGTGCCTGAGCCAGGTCAGGGACGCGCTCTCGCAGCTCGCGGACAGGCGGTGCGCGGTCTGGGCGTGCGCGTCGATCGCCCACTGCAACATGGTCGCCGACGCGCTCATGTCCCTGGGCGAGCGCGTGACCACGGTCCACTCCAAGTTAAAGAGCGGTCCCCGGGCCGACAACCTAGCGGCGTTCGTCGGCGGCGCGTGCCGGCACATGAGCTTCGTCTCTGTCCTGTCGGAGGGGTTCGACCACCCGCCGATCGACGCGGTCGTGCTCATGCGTCCGATGCGGTCGCCGGTGCTCTACGTCCAGACGGTCGGCCGCGGCCTCAGGCCCGCCGAGGGGAAGAAGGACTGCCTGGTGCTCGACTACGGCCAGGTGGTTAGGACCATCGGCCCGCTCGACGACCCGTCGATCGCCAAGGGCGGCGGGATGAGGGAACGGGACGGGCAGCTCAAGCTGGTGCCCGAGATCCCGCAGCTCGAGTGCCAGGCGTGCCGCGCGTTCACCCGCGCGCCGGCGAAGGCCTGCGGCGAATGCGGCGCGGAATTTCCGCCGCCGCCCGCCCCATCGCAGAAGATAGACCTGCGCGCCGGCGGAGGGGACATCCTTTCCTCGGACAAGGCGCCGCCTGCGCCGGTGACCCAGACGCTCGGCCCCGTGGTCGTTTCACCGCACACCGCCAAGAGCGGCAACCAGTGCGTGAAAATCCACTACCAGGACGGCGCCGTCATGTCCCGGCACGGCTGGGGCGGCGGGGTCTACGAATTCTTCGTCTGCTCGAACCCCTGGGCCATGGATCGCCTGGAGCAAAGGCTGGAGCGGATCGGGATCGACCTGCCCGACACCGACGGCTCGCATGTTTTCCCCGGAACTTTCGAGGTGACAACTCTCAGGGAAGGAAAGTATGACCGGGTCAAGGACGTCAGGCGGACGTCCCCGGCAAACCCCGGGTCAGCCGTGGGGTTCGGCGACGACGAGGAAGAGGAAAACGCGGATTTTCCGTTCGGATACAACAACCAGACACCGAGGGGGATAGGATTTTGAACGATCTAGACTGGGCAGAGGCACCGATTTTCAGCGTGGGGAAAAAGGAACCGGAGCAATCCGAGCCGGGCGACGAGACCCGGCAGGGATCCGAGGCGTGGCTCAGGTGGCGCAACAAGGGCCTGGGGTCGAGCGACGCGGCGGTGCTCCTGGGGACGAGCCCGTGGAAGACCGCAACGGAGCTCTGGCAGGAGAAGAAGGGGCTTTGGAAACCCAAGTTCGGCTGGGCACAGAAGCAGGCCATGGAACGGGGAAAGAGGCTCGAGCCGTGCGTGCGCAGGCTCTACGAGGCGTGGGCCGGGACACTGTATCCTGACGCGACCGCGGAGCACCCGCAGCACAAGTTCATGCGCGTGAGCTACGACGGGATCAACATGACGCACGGGAGGCTGATCGAGATCAAGTGCCCGAACCAGAAGGACCACGAGCTCGCGCTCATGGGCGAGCTGCCCTCAAAATACATGCCGCAGGTTCAGTGGCAGCTCATGATCTCGGGGCTACCAGAAGCCGACTACGTTTCCTACAACGGCCCCGACGCGTGGCTGGAGCAGGCGGCGAGGGACGAGATGTCCGTCGAAAAACGCCGGTTCGAGATGCTCAGGCTCGGGAACTCCAAGCACATGGCCAGGGTCCGAGTGCTGCGCGACGAGGCGATGATCGCCGAGCTCTCACGCCGCGCGGTCCTGTTTTGGGAGACGATCGAGAAGGCCGCGTTCGACCCAGCCCCGTTCGCCACGTGGACCAGGCCGATCGGCGCCCCGGTCGTCATCGACCAGGCCGAGACGCAGGTCCTGGAGCAGTCGGTTGAGGCGCTCGTGGCCATGGCCCTGGAGGCCAAGGACGACGCGGCCAGGGCCGAGGCCCGGTACGATGCGCTCAAGGAAAAGCTGAAGAGAGAGCTCGGGGACCGAAGCGAGCTCGTCGTCGGCGAGGCGCAGATGCGCTGGACCAAGCGGAAGGGCGCGGTGGATTACGGAAAAATCCCGCAGCTCAAGGAACTGGACCTAGAGCAGTACAGGAAGCCGGAGACCAAGGTGTTCGAATTCAAGCGGAGGGAAGCGGAATGAATGCGGATATATGGATCGTTATAAGAGGTCGAAAATATGGCTATCAAAGCTGGGCGCTAGGCAGCATCAGGGCCACGAAAAAAAAACCTGCGATTGCGAGTAACGAGATCGCCATTCGTTTGAAGCTAGAAATACCCAACGCTGTTTTTGATGAGCCGGTGTTCGAGGCCAGCATTTCGTTGCCGGAACCCAGCATCAACATGCCAAACAAGGCAGAAATAGCAGACGGAATCTCCGAGGCGATGAGCCGAAACATGGGGTTCAAGGTCAAGGTTTCGATGGAGGAAGACCATGCTGAGCAAGCGTCAGAAAAAATCCAGTAGGCAGTGGGCGCAGAGCCGCAGGCGATCCATCTCATCTCCGCAGGGGCAGATGACGGCCGTCTCCCGCCCGAGGCAGACCAGGGCCTCGATGAGGAACCGCATGGGCGGGAGGGGCGAGTGAAAAAACTAAAAAGAGACCAGGTGAACCACCCGCCGCACTACAACACCGGTAAGATCGAGGTCATCGAGTTCATCGAGGACCAGCGCCTGACGTTCCACCTCGGCAACGCAGTCAAGTATATTTCGCGTGCGGGGAAGAAAAACGCGGGCAAGGTTTCCGAGGACCTCGAGAAGGCGATCTGGTACCTGCGGCGCCACATCGAGACGATGAAACCCAACCCGCGCAGGCCGAACGAGATGCCGCAGGAGCGCGCGCGTGGAAGGGCGAGGTAAATGTCCAAGTCGGACTGGTGGTTTTTCTGGGTCATCGCCGGGGTGTTCCTCTGGCTGATGGCGATCGACAGCATCGGTCACCTGGCGTGGGGATGACCGTGCGGCGCCCGGCCCTCAGGTACTTCGGCGGCAAGTGGCGGATCGCGCCGTGGATCATCTCGCACTTTCCTCCGCACCGGATCTACTGCGAGCCGTTCGGCGGCGCCGCGAGCGTCCTTCTGCGAAAGGAAAGGTCTTATGCTGAAGTTTATAATGACCGCGATGGTGAGGTGGTTAATTTATTCCGTGTACTTCGCGACCGGAGCGCTGATCTTGGCGCGCTTCTGGAGAACACTCCGACTGCTCGCGACGAGTACGACCTCGCCCACGAACCGTCGGGCGACCCTGTCGAGCAGGCGAGGCGGACGATCATCAGGTCGTTCCTCGGATTCGGGGCTGCGAGCTTGACCAGGGCATCGAAGAGCGGCTTCAGGGCGAGGGTTTCGAGTAATCGAAACCCGGCGGCGGACTTTCACTCCTATATCGGGTTGCTCGATCAATTCCGAGAGCGCCTTCGCGGAGTGATTATCGAGAACCGCGACGCCATCGAGGTGATGGAGCAGCAGGACGGTCCCGACACGCTCCACTTCGTAGACCCGCCCTACGTCCACGGCGTCCGGACGGCCGGAAAGCACGGCTACCGATGGGAGATGACCGACGCCGACCACGAGCGGCTCTGCGGGTTTCTGCAAACGCTCGGCGGCATGGTCGTGCTCTGCGGGTACGACAACCCGATCTACGGTGGCCTGGGCTGGGGAACGTCCGTCAAAAAAACCTGCGCCGACGGGGGCCGCGAGCGCACCGAGGTGCTCTGGATGAACCCGGCTTGCCTCGCCGCCGCGGAAGCTGTAGCCTCCACCCTAATATGAGCACATGGAAACCGGTCATCCAATGGCGAACCCCCGAGTCCCTCGTCCCCTACGCGCGGAACGCCGCCGTCCACTCGCCGGAACAGATCGACGAGCTGGCCGGGCTGATCGCCGCGAACGGGTTCACCCAGCCGGTAGTCGTCGACCGGGAGGGCGTGATCGTGGTGGGCCACGGGAGGCGCGAGGCAGCGCTCAAGCTGAACCTCTCCGAGATCCCGGTGGTGGTGGCCGACCACCTCGACGAGCACCAGCTCGCGGCCTACCGCCTGGCCGACAACAAGATATCAGAGCGCAGGACCTGGGACACGGAGATGCTGAAGTTCGAGCTCGGGTCCCTAAAACTGCGGGACTTCGACATGCGCCTCACCGCGGTGCCGCTTCCGGAGCTGAAGTCGATGCTCCCAGGGGATCCTGGTACCGCCGCGAACGAGGCCCGCGGCGCGAAGGAACTCGGCGAGGAAGAGTTCCAGAAGTTCGCGCACACCTGCCCTAAATGCGGCTTCGGATTCGATGGCTAGCCAGATCCTTAAAACCGGCCCGTGGCGGCTCTCCGACCTGTCCCCGGCGGCGCATGGCGCGCCGACCGTTTTCTCGTGCTTCTCCTGCGGCGGGGGGTCGACGATGGGCTACAAGCTCGCCGGATTCGACGTCCTCGGCGGCGTGGAGATTGATCCGGAGATGA